CGTCCTACGTCCGGCTGCTGACTGTGGCTGAACGCCCGGATGCGCCGGTTGCTGCCTGGTCCCAAGTCAAGCAGTTCGCCGAGTCCCTCGGCCTGTCTGTCGCTGGGATGCAGCGCAACAAGTGGACCATCAGCGCCACCGACCAGGACGGCTCAGAGTCGCCCACCCTTTCCGCTGTCTCCCCTGTCGCGTCTCTGGCCTCACGGCTGAAGGCGGTCTCAGGTGAATGACAGTCCACTCGTCGTCACCCTCGCATGGATCGAGTCACACGCGGTCATCCCGGATGGCTTCCGGCAGGGTGAGCCGTTCGAGTTCCTACCCTGGCAACTGAAGGTAGCCAGCAACTTCTACACGATCCGGGGCAACGCCGAACTAGGGCAGCGCTCGACCGCCTTTGTTCACCGGCGTGCTCAGGTGATCATGTCTCAGAAGAGTGGCAAGGGGCCGTTCGCTGCTGCCATCGTCCTAGCTGAAGCTGCCGGACCAACGGTGTTTGCTGGCTTCGCCGAGGGCGGGGAGCGCTACTCCTGCAACGACCATGGTTGCCCCTGTGGGTTCGTCTATGACTACGCCTCGGGCGAGCCCATGGCCGTTCCCCAACCCACTCCGCTGATTCAGCTACTGGCCACCTCGGAAGACCAGGTTGCCAACGTCTACCGCCCGCTAAAGGCCATGATCAAGCACGGCCCCTGTGGCGCTGTGATGAGCGTCCGCGAGGGGTTTGTCAGAGTCGGCGATGAGGGACGCATTGACGTCGTCACGTCCTCGGCACAGTCCCGCCTAGGTAACCCCATCACCTTCGCGATTCAGGACGAGACAGGCACGTACACAGCGACCAACAAAATGATCAAGGTTGCTGAGACCATGCGGCGCGGTCTCGCTGGTATGTCTGGCCGCTCGATGGAGACAACGAATGCGTACGACCCTTCCGAGGAGTCGACCGCGAAGCGTACCCACGAGAGCAGCGCTGAGGATGTCTACCGGTACTTCCCGCAGGCACCGCCGAACCTGAGCTACCGCAACAAGGTGGAGCGGCGCCGGATCCATAAGGCGGTGTACGGGGACTGCCCGCACATCGACCTAGACGCGATCGAAGCCGAGGCATCCGAGCTAGCCGAGACCGACCCTGCGCAGGCAGAGCGGTTCTTCGGTAACCGGATCGTCGCCGGTGCCGGTGCGTGGATCGAGCACAACCTGTGGGAGGCCCGAGCCAATGGCGCCCGCACGGTTGCTGACAAGACGCCGATTGTCCTCGGGTTCGATGGCTCGGACGTGGATGACTGGACAGCCTTTCGCGCTGAGACCCTGGACGGGTTCCAGTTCACCCCAACGTTTGGGCCCAACCGTCTGCCGACCATTTGGAATCCGGCCGACTACGGGGGCCAGGTTCCCCGCCTTGAAGTCAGCGCAGCACTCGACGAGATCATGAAGCGCTATGACGTCAAGCTCCTGTACGCCGACCCGCCTTACTGGGATTCGGAAGTAGACCAGTGGGCAGCGCAGTACGGCGACCGCGTGGTTATCAGTTGGTACACCCGCCGGGTGGTCCAGATGCATGCCGCCGCTGAGCGCCTGAAGACAGACATAGCCAAGGCTGACACCACGTTCAGCCACGATGGTTGCCCGATCACGTCCGGCCACATGCGGAATGCCCGCTCAATGGCTCGACCGCAGGGCCGTTACGTGCTGGCCAAGTCAGCGCAAGACCAAAAGATCGACGTAGCCGTTACATCGATCCTCACGCACGAAGCCGCTATGGACGCTATCGCCGCTGGCATGGCTACACCTAAGCGCAAGTCCTATTACTACGGAGCATGAAAGGTGGCCCGGTGGCAACTGAGGCTGAAGCCCTACGGCTCATCGGGCTACTCGAAGATGAGCTACGCACCCGCCGAACGGAGATCGACCGGAACGAGCGCTACTACCGTGGTAAGCAGCCGCTGAGGTTTGCCTCAGATGAGTTCAAGAAGTACCACGGGCAGCGCTACCAGGGCTTTGCAGACAACTGGGTACAGGTTGTGGCTGATGCCCCGGTCGAGCGCCTCACGGTGACGGGTGTCATGCCCACCGGTGCCACGCAGGCAGACCCTGAGTCGTGGCGTGTCTGGCAGATGAACGGCCTAGACGCTGACTCGCAGCTTGGCTTCCTGGGGGCCGTGAACTCCGGGCGTGCGTTCGTGCTCGTCTGGGGTGACCCTGAGGATCCCGAGACGCCACAGGTCACCTTCGAGGATGCCTCGCAGTGCATCGTGGCGTATGAGCCTGGCTCGCGTCGCAACCGCATTGCTGCTCTCAAGCGGTGGGAGGATGGCGGCGACGACTACGCAACGCTGTATCTCGCTGATGAGGTCTGGAAGTTCAAGCGTGCCCGCAGTGGTCAGGCTCAAAAGTCGACCGGCCTACAGGATGTCGACGACGAGCTAAAGAAGTGGGAACTACGCGACTCGGGCGAGGAGCCGAACCCACAGCCCAACCCGCTGGGCGTTGTCCCGATGGTCGAGCTACTCAACCGGCCTACCCTGGTCGGCGAGCCTGTCTCGGACATCAGCGGCGTGATCGCGATTCAGGATGCGGTCAACCTCCTGTGGGCGCAGCTATTCACCACGTCCGACTATGCGTCGTTCCCGACCCGCATCGTCCTTGGCGCTGAGCGTCCCGTAGTCCCCGTGCTCGACGCATCCGGCGCCATTGTTGGTGAACGGCCCGTCGACATGGAGAAGTTCGCGGTTGACCGAGTCCAGTTCTTCACGGGCGACAACGTCCGCACCGAGGAATGGTCAGCGGCCAACCTCAACGCCTACGCGGACATCATTGAAACGGCCGTCGGTCACATCGCTGCTCAGACCCGTACGCCTGCCCATTACCTAATCGGCAAGATGGCGAACCTGTCCGGTGATGCGCTGATCGCTGCTGAGACCGGTCTAGTAAAGCGGGTCGACGAAAAGCAGTTGTGGTTCGGCCAGGCTCTCCGCGAGGTGTTCCGCCTGATCGCGCTTGCACAGGGCGATGAAGTCAAGGCCGAGGCTATTTCCGGTGGCCGGGTTCTCTGGGCTGATGCTCAGTCCCGTTCGCAGGCGCAGCTAACTGACGCGCTGCTCAAGCTCAAGACTCTCGGGTTCCCCTTCGAGTTCCTCGCGCTTCAGTACGGCCTCACGCCGACCGAGGTGGTTGACCTTATGGCCATGCGTGAGAAGGAATCGATGGCTGATCCGATGGGCGCATTCACACAGATGCTGTCCAAGGATCCGGCACAGGGAGCAATAACCGATGGCAACCAGCCTCAGGGCGAACCAACACCAGTTGGAGCGTGAGGGACTAGCAAACACCACAGCGCGGGCAGTGCTCGCCGAGTGGTCAAAGGTCAACCCGGACGCCGTGGCGAACAGTTGGGTAAGTCTCCTGCCACGCGTCACGGCCATGGTGCAGGCCGGGCAGCTCCACGCCGCTGAAGGAACGCACACCTTCATGCGTGAACTGCTCGGCCCTAACGCAGTGCTCGACGCTCCGGAGATTGAACCGGCGCAGTTCGCCAGCACTACCCCGGACGGCCGGAACCTTGTGGGCGTCCTGGCTCGCGCGATTCCCACCGTGCTGTCATTCCTCGGCCAGGGGGAGAGCCTCGCATCATCAATGCTGCGGGGCGCAACCTTCCTGGATTTCGTGGTCCGCACGGTGGTCGCTGATACCGGCAGGCAGGCAGACCAGGCCGCCATGGTTGCCAATCAGCGGGTGACGTCGTACATCCGTGTTGTAGAGGGTGGTTCGTGTTCCCGGTGCCTCATCCTGGCCGGGCGCGAGTACGGCGTTTCCAGCGGGTTCCTGCGGCATCCTCGCTGCCATTGCACGATGGAGCCAGTCACCCGCGAGCACACGCCTAAGCCTGCGTCCCCCAAGACGCTCTTTGACCGCTTGTCCGCCACTCAACAGCGCAAGGCTTTTGGTGAGGCTGGGGCAAAGGCGATCAACGATGGCGCCGACATGAGCGACGTAGTCAATGCCCGCAAGGCCATGGACTCGGTCGAGATGTTCGGCAAGAAAGTCCAAGTTACCTACGTGAACACAGGTAGTCGGCGCAGGAAGCAACCTCCCCGCCTCACGCCTGAAGAGATCTACAAGCAGTCGGACGGCGACCGAGACCACGCCATTCGGCTGCTCCGCAAGAACGGCTACCTCCGATGACGCAATGTCCGGAGCACCTACGAATTTTCGTACGCGCGCAATGCGCCGAGAGGAACACGCATGCCCGAGATTGAGAACGCAACGGATGAGATCACTACCACTGATGAGGTGGCCCCGGCGGTTGACGCTGAGGGTGCGCAGGTCAGTGGTGGAGAGTCTGATCCGGATGGCGCCGACCAGCTAGGCGACGCTGGTAAGAAGGCGCTTGACTCCATGAAGGGCAAGTGGCGCGACGAGCGTACGAAGCGGCAGGAGCTAGAGCGGCGCATCGCTGAGCTAGAGACTGCACCCAAGGGAGAGACCGAGACTCCTGACGCGGACACGATCCGTGCGCAGGCAGCGCGAGAGGCCAACGAAAAGGCCAACGCGCGAATCCTCCGATCGGAAGTCAAGGCAGCTGCCGCAGGCAAGTTCGCCGACCCGGCCGATGTCCCGCTGTTCCTTGACCTCACCAAGTTTGAGGTTGACGCGAACGGCGACGTGGACGCGGACGAGATCAACGACGCGATCGAGGAACTACTAACCAGGAAGCCGCATCTAGCCGCAACGGCACGGCCACGCTTCCAGGGAACCGGCGACGGTGGAGCAGCGCGCAAGGCGACTGGCCCTACTCAGCTAACACATGAGGATCTGGCAAAGATGAGTCCCGAGGCGATCGTCAAGGCGAAGCGCGAGGGACGTCTGTCCAACCTCCTATCTGGCAAGTAGCCAAACCCCCTATGCGCTGGTCTACCTGACCGGTCATAACCCACTCAGAAAAGGACTTCAAGCATGGCCGTTACTCAGTTCATCCCCACGATCTGGAATGCGCAGCTACTAACTGACTTCCGCGAGCAGGCTATCGCCGCAGCGCTCACCAACCGTGAGTACGAGGGCAACGCCTCCGCCGGTAACGTCGTCAAGATCGGCTCGGCCGGTGCCATCGCGGTCAAGGACTACAAGGCTGGTAACGCTGGTGTCCCGCGCACCACGGCTGCTGACACTGTCTCCGCCACCACGGTTGACCTGCTGATCGATCAGGAGAAGTCCTTTGACTTCTACGTGGACGACATTGACAAGGCGCAGGCCGCCGGTTCGATGGACGCTTACACCCGTTCCGCTGGTGAGGGTCTCGCCGAGGACGCTGACAAGTTCATCCTTTCGACCGCTGTTGCTGGTGCTGCTGCGGGCAACGTCATTCCGGCGATCACGCAGACCACGCTAACCCCGGCGCAGGTTCTCAACGTCATTCGCGACATGCGCAAGGCGCTGAACAAGGCCAAGGTTCCGGCCGGTAACCGCGTGCTCGTCATCAACGCCGAGTTCGAGGCGCTGCTCCTGGACAACGCGTCCAAGCTCACCAACGTCGACCAGAGTGGTTCGCCCGCTGGTCTGCGTGAGGCTTCGCTAGGCCGTCTGCTCGGCTTCGACATCTACACCTCGGAGAACCTGCCGACCACGGCCAAGTCTCAGGCGCTTGCGTTCTACAAGCCGTCGGTTGCCTACGTCTCGCAGGTCGAGAAGACCGAGGGCATGCGCGCTCAGGACAAGTTCGCCGACCGCCTCCGTGGTCTGCACGTCTACGGCGCCAAGGTTCTGCGCGCTGGTGTGGGTGTCACCACCTTCACCGCTTCCTAATCCAATCTGCTGAGGGGTCACCTACGAATTTTCGTGGGTGGCCCCCGGCCCCAACTGAGCATAGGAGGTTGACCCTTGGCGCTCGTCATCGGTCCCAATGGTGCCGAGGTCTACATCCCGGATGAGGACGCACCCTGCCTAGTCGGTAACGGTGAGCGTGGGCACAGCTACGCACCGGAGCCCAAGCCTGAGCCCGTGAAGCGCACCCCGCGCCGCACGACTTCCAAGTAAGAGAGGTGGCCACGATGGCACTTGCACCGCTGGCCACCATCGCCGACCTAGAAGCGCGTGGCGTCACTGTCGCGCCCGAAGAGACCGCAGCGGTAAACGTCCACCTAGACGTTGCCTCCACGCTGGTCCGTGATGCCGCCGGTTCGCCTATCAGCGAGTCGGTCAGCACTGTGATCCTGGAAGGTAGGGGTGGGCGCCTGCATCTACCTGGTGGCCCCGTGACGGCCGTCTCTGACGTTGTCGTTGATGGGGTGGCAGTCTCGGACTACAAGCTACTGAGCGGCTCTCTGACGCGCTCCTGTGGCTTTGACTACGGCACAGAGGTTGTCGTCACGTACATGCATGGCCTGTCGACCGTGCCCGCTGACATCGTCGACATCGTCTGTCGTCTGGTCGGTCAGGAGCTAGTAGCGCTCCGCAGTGGTGACGTTGCTTCGCGCGGTATCACGTCCGAGCGTATCGGCGACTACTCGGTTACCTACTCGGACGCCGAGACCGGAACCATGTGCCTGTCTGAGTATCAGCGCAACCGCCTCGCTGCTCGGTTTGGCAACGGCGCTGGGGTCACGGTGAGAAGCCTGTGAGCCTGGCCCGGTTGATGAACGCGAGTGTCTCCGTGTGGCGCATGTCCTCGGTGCCCGATGGTGCCGGGGGAGAGACCACGTCCCTTGTGCAGATCGCCACATCCCGTGCGCTGATCAGCCAACCGTCTGCGTCTGAGCGCATGCTCGCCGACCAGGGCCAGTCTCAGCACTCGCACACGATCCACACCCCGCCGGGCACTGATGTCCGCCGGGGCGATGAACTGCGGCATGGCTCCCAAGTCTTCCGAGTCCTCTCGGTGTTCGAGCCTTCCCGCCCCATCTACGTACGCGCTGATGTGGAGCTGACCCAACATGGGTAGGCACCCGCGCGCCGCCGGTGGTCGGTCTGGTGTGTCCGTCTCCATCAGCGGTAGTGAGGCTCTGCTCAAGCAGTTGGAGCACACCACTAGCCGGTTGCACCAGGCCGTCCGCAAGGCGGTTGAGGACGCGTCCAAGGAAGTAGTAGCCAACGCACAGCGACGGGTCCACGTCGACACCGGGAACCTAAAGAGTTCCCTGGACTACACCATGGCGGACGGTAAGAAGATCAAGTCAGAGATTGGCTGGAAGGACCGGGACGACCGGTACGCCGTGTGGCAGGAGTTCGGCACACAAGCCATGCCCGCCCGCCCCGCACTAGGCCCGGCCTTCAACGCTGAGAAGCGCAAGATAGTCCGCCGGATTGGAGACGCCATCAACGCAGTGATCAACGGATGATCCCGCTGTTCGCAATTCAGTCCGCCATCTACGCCAAGCTGAACGCTGATCCGCTGCTCGCAGGCAAGGTGTTCGACTACGTCCCAGACGGAACGGCATACCCGTACGTCCGCATCGGCGAAGCCTCGGACGCTGAACACAACAGCCTGTCTTCACGGGGCTGGTCGACCCTGGCCACCATTCATGTCTGGTCTCAGGCTCACGGATTCTCCGAGGGTCTGGCACTGGCCAACAAGGTAACTGAGCTGCTCGACCTAAAGCCCCTCAATGTCAGCGGGTATGCGCACATCGCCACTCGCTACACATCCACCCAAGCACTTGTTGACCCGGAGCCTCCGGGGGACATCCGCCACATCGTCATCAGCTTTACCGTCATCACGGAGGAGTAACACATGTCTGGAATCAACGCGTTCGGCACCAAGCTACAGCGAGGCGACGGCGCAGCTACTGAGGTGTTCGTCAGCATCGCCGACGTCACCGCGCTTACCCCGCCTGCGCTAAGCCGAGACACTCTCGACGTCACGTCGCACGACAGCGCTAACGGGTGGATGGAGTTTGTGGGCGGCCTGAAGGATCCGGGCGAGTGCTCCGCTGATGTCAACTACCAGCCTGCCGAACACGACGACCTAGTCAGCGACTTTGAGGACGACGTTCCGCGCAACTACAAGATTGTTTTCCCGGACGGCACTACGTGGGCATTCGCCGCGCTGCTGACCGGTTTCGAGCCCGACGCTCCGTACGATGACAAGCTAGCGGCGACGCTAACTTGGAAGGTTACGGGCAAGCCGACCATCACCCCCGGAGTCTAAGCAATGTCCATTCTCAATCGCGATGCAATCCTCGACGCCGAGGACAAGAACTATGAAGACGTTGACGTTCCGGAGTGGGGCGGCACTGTCCGTGTCACTGGTATGTCCGGCGCCGACCGGAACTCCTACCAGGCTTCCATGGTCGTGCTCAGTCCGAACGGCACTGTGCAGCGGCTCAACATGCAGGATCAGCTAGCGAAGCTGGTTTCTCGCTGCCTCATCGACGAGTCCGGCGAGCGTCTGTTCAGCGATAAGGACATCAAGGCTCTCTCGGCCAAGTCCGGCGCTGTTCTTGACCGTCTCGGTGATGTTGCCATGCGGCTCTCCGGTCTCCGAAAGGAAGACGTGGAGGCTGCGGCGGGAAAATCCGGGAAGACCCTGAGCACCGATTCCACTTCCGACTAGCAGCACATCTTGGGTACACGGTCCCGGAACTACTCGCGCGCGTCTCTTCCCGTGAGATCACGGAATGGATGGCGTACGAATCGGTTTCGGGGCCGTTGGGTCCTGAGCGCATGGACTCTCTGATTGCCATGTTGACGGCGACTGTCGCTAACACTGCCCGTGGCAAGGGCACCAAGGCTTCGACCCCCAAGGACTTTATGCCTAAGTGGGATCGAGGACAGCGGCAGGACTGGCGGGAGATGCTTTCCGCTGTCAAGACGTACAACCGCCAGATTGGAGGCTCAGAGAAGTGACCCTAGACGACCTAATGGTTTCCATCGGGGTTGATACCAGCGAGCTAGAAAGTGGAATGGATGACGGTGTTCAGCGCGCTAACAGCAAGCTAGGCGAACTCGGAAAGGGCGCGGCTGGTCTCGCTGCTGGTCTCGGTGTGGGCAAGCTGTTCTCGGATGGCTTGAACGCAGGCGTGGAACTCACGCAGGTGCACAACAACCTGAAGACCGAATTTGGACTAACCGAGTCTGAGGCCGACCAGGCCGGTAAGGCTGCTGGTGCAGTATTCAGCGGCGGGTTTGGTGACTCCATCACCGAGGTTGGAGACGCTGTAGGCGTTGTCTCGCAGGCGTTCAAGGGCATGGGCGCCATGTCTCAGGACGAGACCACGCAGATGACTGAAGACGCCATGGCGGTTGCTAAGGCACTGGGGGTCGATGTCGCGGACGCTGCCACGGCCGCAGGCAAGATGATTTCCAACGGCCTGGCCAAGGATGGTACCGAGGCATTCGACCTGCTGACGCAGGCTTCCAAGACGCTGCCTAAGTCCATGGTTGGCGACATCACTGAAGTGGTCGGCGAGTACGGACAGCAGTTCAAGCGACTGGGCATCAGCGGTAAGGATGCTTTTGGCATGCTCTCGCAGTATGTCAAGGCCGGTGGTAAGGACATCGACCAGGCCGCCGACATCATCCACGAGTTCGGCCGTATCACTACGGAGAACACGGCGCAGGCTGCTACCGCATTCAAGTCCCTGGGGCTCGACTCCAAGGACATGTTCGCCCGCCTGAAGTCCGGCGGTAAGGATGCAGAGTCCGCCATGGGCGATGCGATCACCGCTATCAAGGGCGTAAAGGATCCGGCCAAGCAGGCTCAGCTGGCCGTTCAGCTATTCGGCGACATGGCCGGAGAGCAGACGGACGCGCTGTTCGCGATGAACCCTGCGGCTGCTGCTGCGGCATCGGGCATGGATAAGGCCGCAGGCTCAGCGGCTAAGGCCACGGCAAGCATGTCCGCCACGCAGGCGCTTGACCAGGTCTGGCGCTCGATGTCGACGACTATTGGCACGGCGCTGGAGCCCGCGTTGCAGTGGCTAGGCGACTTCATGACCGCTCACCCGGAAGTAGTGAAGATCGTTGCTGCGGCGCTGCTGGGTCTGGCTATTGCATTCGGCATAGCGACTATCGCTGTGTGGGCAATGAACTCCGCGATGCTGGCTAACCCGATCTTCTGGATCATTGGCCTTATCGTGCTGATCATCGCCATCGTCATTGCACTGGCGGCGAACTGGGAGGCCGTGAAGGAGCGACTTCTACAGGCGTGGAACGTCATCAAGGCCGGGTTCCTGGCCGGTTGGAACTACCTAGTCTCCAACGTGTTCGCGCCCCTCGGCCGGTTCTTCACGCAGACCATTCCCGGTTGGGTGTCGACCGGCGCCGCATGGGTCAAGTCAAAGTGGAACGACCTGGTGGGTTGGTTCAAGAGCATTCCCGGCCGCATTTCCAGTGCGCTGCGTGGCATGTGGGACGGCCTAAAGTCCGGGTTCAAGGACGCCGTCAACTTCGTTATCCGTGGTTGGAACAACCTGTCATTCACCATCGGTGGCGGGTCGATCATGGGCGTGGACATTCCGAGCATCACTCTCGGAACGCCGAACATCCCTTACCTGGCAACGGGTGGTGTGACCACTGGTCCGACCATGGCGATGATCGGTGAGGGCCGCGAGAACGAAGCGGTGCTCCCACTGTCCAAGCTGAACGGCATGCTAAACGCCGCTCGGGTACAGGGCGTAAACGGGCAGGGTGGATCTCAGCGACTAGTCGTTGACGTCACCGGCTCGGATGAAGACATGAAGCGGCTAATCCGTCGCATCGTGAAGACGCAGGGACGCGGAAGCGTTCAGACTGCATTCGGTAACTGATAGGAGGGTGGGTCAGTGGTCTTTCCGCTGGACATTCGGACTGAGCTATTGCTCAACGGCGCGTGGTCGGACATCAGCTCTGACGTCTACCTACGCGACGCTAAGCAGATCTCGCGCGGGCGACGTGACCAGGGACAGAACACTGACCCTTCCCGCCTCTCCCTGACCATCAACAACCGCTCGGGTAAGTACTCCCCGCGCAATGCCGAGAGCCCGCTGTTTGGGCAGATCGGCCGTAACACTCAGATGCGCGTTTCGGTGCCCGCCACCGATAAGTACCTGAGCCTCAATGGTGACCCTAACGACTACGTCAGTACGCCGGACACTGCGGCGCTGGACATCACGGGGGACCTAGACATTCGGGCCGAGATCCAGCCCAACTGGTACGGCCCGGATAACCAGATGATCATGGCTAAGTGGGAGGCGCAAGCCGATCAGCGGTCATGGTTCCTGAAGGTGTATCAGGGAGTGCTACAGCTTCAGTACACGACCGATGGCACCAAGGCGACGACGTGGTTTCACTCCCGCTCGCTGGCTGAGATCTCACAGCGCGCGGCCGTACGCGTGACCCTGGACGTCGATAACGGCGCGGGTGGTCGCACGGTCCGTTGGTACACCGCTCCTTCGATAGACGGCCCCTGGACGCAGCTAGGCGGGGACTCCACCATTGCCGGTACGGTCTCGGTGTTCAACTCCACGGCACCGCTGAAGATCGCCCCGTATGACGACACCAACATCAAGCCGTACCGTGCGCCGTTCATCGGGCGTGGTTACAAGTTTGAGGTACGCAACGGCATCAACGGCACGGTGGTTGCTAACCCCGACTTCACAGCGCAGGCCGCTGATGCTACGTCCTTCACGGATGGCGCCGGGCGACTGTGGACCATGCACGGCGGAGCCCAGATTCGTGACCGTGAGGACAGGTTCCTAGGGGAAGTCTCCACCTGGCCCTCTAAGTGGACCCCGGACGAGGCTGACGTCTACGTGCCGGTTGAGGCTAACGGCATCCTGCGCCGACTGGGCCAGGGTCTGAAGGCGCTTGACTCGACCCTGCGTCGCCGCATCCCGTCCGGTAACCCCGTCGCCTACTGGCCCATGGAGGATGGGAAGTACTCGACCCGCGCATGGTCGCCTATCGCTGGTGTGGACTCTGCGGCACTGGCCGGAGTTGACTGGGCATCAGCGAGTGATCTGCCATCGTCCGATGCGCTGCCTAAGATCAAGACCGGTGGCACCCTGTCCGCCCCGATTCCTGCGTCAATGCCGTCCGGGGAATGGCAAGTTGAGTTCGTCTACAACGCCGATGACAAGATTCCCGATGTCGTCACGCCGGGCCCGGAGTTCATCAGCTTCAGCTCGCCCAACGGCACGGTGAAGCGGTGGGCATTCATCCTCATGAAGGACATTGCCATCATCCGGGGCTATGACAGCTCCACGAACATGGTTGTGGATCAGGGTGTGGGCATCGGTGATGACATCTACCACGGCTGGACCCGTATGCGTTTCTGGGTCAAGGAGACGGCGGGCACGGTCACATGGCGTCTCGACTGGCAGGATGTAGGCGGTAACGCTGGTGGCATCGGCCGGACCTACTCGGGCACCGCTGGGCGCCTCAGCGCGATCACTGCCAACTGGGGTGCGGCGCACGATGGTTGGGCCTTTGGTCACCTCTCCGTTCTGCCCACGTCGGCATCCACGCTGTACGACGGATCCGATGATGCGTACAACGGCGAGACTGCATGGAACCGCATCATGCGTCTGGGCACCGAGGAAGGTGTACCGGTCGAGCGCATCCACGGCCAGGACATCACGTCTGAACAGGTCGGCCCGCAGAAGCCTGAAACCCTGGTGGATCTGTTCGAGGAAGCTGCCGCAGCGGACAATGGATTCTTGCTCGAATCGCTGAACCGCGTGGGTCTCGTCTTCCGTGACCGCGCGTCGATGTACATGCAGGAACCGGCACTCACGTTGTCCTACAACAAGGCTGGTCTAGCACCGGACTTGGAGCCGGTAGACGATGACAGTGCCGTACGCAACGACATCCAAGTCACCCGCGATGGTGGCTCTGCGGCGCGTGCGTTCCTGGCCGACGGTCCACTGTCGGTGCAGGCTCCGCCGCTGGGCATCGGTGTCTATGACGAGTCTGTCTCGCTATCCCTCGGCAACGACACACAGCCCGAGCCCATGGCCAACTGGTTGCTACACCTGGGCACGTTCGACGGCGCCCGGTATCCCACGGTCACGGTCATGCTCCACAAGCCCGGGGCCGAGGTGCTTATCCCGCAGATCCTGAAGCTTCGCGAGGGTGACGTGATCAGGCTGACCGACCTACCGTCCTTCATCTCTCATGAGGACGTGGACCTGATCGTGAACGGCTACAGCGAAGTGCTTGACATGTACCGCTGGGAGATCACTTTCAACTGTTCGCCCGGTGGTCCCTGGAAGGTGGCGCAGGTCGAGAACACCAGCTATTACGCCAAGGCTGACACGGATGGAACGATCCTCGCTCTACCGGTCGGCGCCACTGACACCACGCTGATGACCACGGTCACCGCTGGACCTCAGTGGGTCGAGTCGGCGCAGGAGTTCCCGTTCGATGTCCACGTGTCCGGCGAGCGTATGCGGGTCGAGTCGGTGGGCCAACTGTTCAACACGAACCCGGACTTCCGGAACGGGATGACCGGTTGGGTTGGGCAGTCGACGGGATCCGTTGCACTGTCAACAGACTACGTCCACCCGCGTGGCCTGGTCTCAGCGAAGGTGACGCCGAACGGTGTCTCCACGTCTAACAGCCTCTCCATGAACACACACGTTCCGGCGGTGGCTGGTCAGTCGTACACAGGTGGTTACTGGGTCTACTCGCCCGCAGGTTTCTCGGACTTCCGCGTGTCGTTCGACTGGTACAACGCGAGCAACGTATCCATCTCCACCACGTCACAGCCTGCGCAGGTGATCCCTGCCGGTCAGTGGACGTACCTGTCTTTCACTGCAACTGCCCCCGCCCTTACCGGGTTTATGGCAGTGCGTGTCCGCCAGGGTGCCACCCCGCCCGCGAGTGCGATCTACTACGCGTGGGGTATCCGGCTGACCTCTCCCACTCTGGGCAAGTCAGTCTCGGATGGCTTCGCCCGGACCACCACAAGCGGTTGGGGCAACGCCGAGTCGGGGCAGACGTGGACCACTGTTGCGGCAGGCGGAGTAGCCACAGACTTTGTGGTCAGCGGAGGCACTGGGCGCCACATCCACAGCACAAAGAACATCCTCCGGCACACGCTGATCCCTGCCCCCTCGGCAGACGTCGACCTGATCACCGATTGGGCGATGGATAAGACAGCACTCACTGACTCCAACTACATGTTCCTGTTTGGGCGTTACACCGACACCACGCACATGTACTTCGCGCGGGTACAGGTGGTCGGGGGTACGCAGGCGATGAACCTGCAAATCCGTAAGCGCAACGGGGCCGAGACTCAGGTAGGTGGGTCCATCGCGGTGGGCACGTTCGCTGTGAACACGTTCTACACCACACGGTTCCAGATCAGCGGGTCCACGCTCCGGGCAAAGACCTGGTTGCGCTCTGCCGCTGAGCCCGCCGCATGGCAGCTAGAAGTCACTGACACGGACCTTACTGCCGCAGGCTCCATCGGCTTCCGCTCGCTGATCGGTAGCACCAGCACGCAGGTTCTGCCGGTCACCATCTCAGCGGACAACTTCAAGGAACTGGGCACTCAACAGTTCACGGTTACGCGGTCCGTCAACGGCGTCGTCAAGCCCCAGGTAGCGGGCACTGCAATCGCGCTAGCTGATCCCGCTATCGCTTCACTCTAGGAGTACACATGGTCGCAATACCGGTCGCGCAATGGCTACCCGGAATGGACATTACCGCCGGTCGGCTGGAGTCTATGAACCAGTCGACCGGGCTAACGGTTACGAACTACGGGGCCGACCCGTCCGGTGCTGTGAACTCTGACGCTGCGATACAGCTAGCGCTCAACGATGCGCGAGACAGGGGCGGGGCGCTAGTACAGGTCCCGCCCGGCGTCTACCTCCTGGGCGCCACGCTGCGCATCTACGGGAACACTCGGCTATCGCTGTCCCAGGGTGCTGAGTTCCGGCGCAACCACGGTGGCACCATGCTGCTAAACGGTGACGCTGGTCAGGCGTTCGGTGGCTACACCGGTTACAGCAACATCACCATTGAGGGTGGACTCTGGAACATGCGCGGCACCACGCCGGGTATGACGTCCTCGGCCATGTGCATCTCAATTGGCCACACCAGCAACGTAGTTGTGCGTGACCTAGAGATTCGCGACCTACCCGGTTACCACGGCGTCGAGTTCAACAGCACCATTCATGGGCGCGTGACTGACTGCCTGTTCCGTGGCTACGTGGACCCGGGTGGGCGCGACTTCTCCGAGGCTGTCCAGATCGACCTAGCCAAGAGCTCAGCGGAGTTCGGCGGGTTCGGCCCGTACGACCACACACCCTCGGAAGACATTGCCGTAACCGGCTGCTACTTCGGCGCCTCGGGCACGGCTGGTACTACCTCCTGGCCCCGTGGTGTGGGCTCTCACGCTGCCACTATCACCAAGTACCACCGGCGCATCCGGATCAGTGACAACACCTTTGAGGGCATCACTCAGTACGCCGTGAGCGCCTACAACTGGGAGGACGTCACGGTTACCGGCAACACCTTCAACGGCTGTGGTAGCTCGGTCCGCGTGCGCTCGGTCATCCTCACCGACACCGAGGACACCAAGCTGCCGGATGGCACGCAGACGAGTGCTTCGCAGGTGATGCGCAACTACACCATCACCGGCAACACCATGCGCGAGGGGACCGGGTACGACGCTGCGATCATCGTGCGTGGTGAGACCAGCGGCACGGTGCTGAACGTGTCCATCGTGGGTAACACCATCGACACGACCACCAACGGTGAGCACGGTATCCAGCTAGTGCAGGTGTCCCGTGTCACTGTCGCTGACAACGTCATTGCGAACGTCTCTGCAAGCGGCATCAGCACGGACAGCCTCAACAACACGACGATCACCGGCAACGTGGTGTGGACTCCGGGCGCGCACGGGATCACGATGGTGTCCTGTGACCACTCGACCGCCACGGGTAACCAGGTTCGTGACGCAGCGAACAACGGCATTCTGATTCAGGGCGGAAGCAACCTGCATCTACGGGGTAACTTCATCAAGGCTCCGGGCCGCGCCACCACCAAGGTTTGGTACGGCATCCGCCTATCGACTAGCGCATCGTCTGTCTCGATCACTGGCAACAAGTGCCGACCGAACGGCTCGGGCAATGAGGCTAAGTACGGCCTCTCGATCTCGGCTACGTGTGACCTAGTCCACCGGTACGGGAATGACTTCCGTGGCTCGCAGTGGGCGGGTGGCGATGCTGGCTCCGCTGGTGGCACGGCCGTAACCGGCGCCGGTATCAACGATGAGGGCAGCACGAACCTGAACACGTCGGCCACCGACCTGGTCTAAGCACATCCGAAAATTCGTAGGTGGGTCAGGCGGCATCACGCTGCTGCCTGGCCCCCTTCTCTTGAAAGGCTCAACATGGCTCGCATGTCCGGCGCTACCTGGCGCCCGATTCCCGTCAACTTCACCAAGGGTGGACAGGACTCCGTTCGCGGTGTGGTCATTCACATCATGGCTGGCACCCTCGCTGGTACGGATTCCTGGTTCCGCAACTCCGCTGCGCAGGCTTCGAGCCACTTCGGTACCGGCAAGGCTGGTGCGCTGTACCAGTGGGTTGACACGGCCGACCGTGCATGGGCGCAGGCCGGTGGTAACCGTGACTGGCTCAGCGTCGAGAACGAGGGCAAGGGCGGCGACTCTCTAACCAGCGAGCAGATGGACAAGTGCGCGGCGGTCCTGGCGTGGGCTCACAAGACCTACGGCGTCCCGCTACAGCTTGCCTCAGGCACCACCGGCAAGGGTCTCGGCTACCACGCCATGGGCGGCGCTGCGTGGGGTGGGCACACCTCTTGCCCCGGAACCAAGATCGTGGCTCAGCTCGGCGAGATCCTGGCCCGTGCTAAGAAGCTTGCCGGTGTGGCTCCGCCTAAGCCCTCGGCGCCCGCGAAGCGTGTTGACCTTTCCAACATCATCGCTGCTGCCAAGGCTGACCCCAAGGCAGCGCAGGGCAAGGGCAAGTACCCCGCTGACACCAAGCTTGTGGAGGCAGCGCTAAAGGCCGAGGGTCTGCTAGCTGCGGCCTACGCCTCGGATGGCGCGTTCGGCACTGTCACTGTCAAGGCGTTCGCCGCCTGGCAGCGCAAGCTAGGTTTCAGCGGGAGCGACGCAGACGGCATTCCCGGTAAGTCGTCCCTGACCGAACTAGGCAAGCGGCACGGCTTCACTGTCGTTGCCTAACGGGGGACTGGCATGCCCGAGCAGGATCCGCTAGGAGTCAACATCAGCGCGCGCGAAATCTATGACCAAATCGTTGGTCTACGGGATGACGTGCGTTCGCTGGTCCAGTCAAACGCTGAGGTGGGCAAGGTTCTCGACGACCACGAGACTCGCCTACGCAGCGTCGAGCGCTGGAAGTACGCCGTTCCCACCGCAACTGTCGGCGCCATAGTCAGCGCCGGTATCACGATAGCTAAGGCACTAGGAGCATAAATGGCAGATCACGCCGCAGGCACTACCGGCATCAAGGCACTGGTACAGGACGCAGGCGCCTGGCTATGGACCAACCGGCGCAAGGTCGCAACGGGTGTGTTGGTCGCGCTTCCGTTCGTCTCGCGCTACTTCCCGGCGTTCCCCACGGATGAGATCGTTCACGTGGTCCGTCTGTTCCTCGGCGCCTAGTCGGTAACCCACTCGCTAGTCCCTCCCCAGGAGTACCAACCTGGGGAGGGGCCCATGTACAACATCGGGATCATCGGCAAGGCGCGCAGCGGTAAGGACACGGCGGCACTCGCGCTAGTCGCTGAACACCACTACACCCGCCTTGCGTTCGCAGACCCGCTCAAAGAACTCGCGCTAGCGATCGATCCGCTGATTCCTACCGGCTACGGTGTTCACGCTCGACTCTCTGCGCTCATCCGTGACGTCGGCTGGGAGTACGCCAAGGATCACTACCAGGAAGTACGGCGCCTGTTGCAGCGGACTGGCGGGGGAGTGCGCGAGATCGATGAGACTTTCTGGCTCACGGCCACGCGTAAGAAGCTGAACATCGCCGAGGCGTACAACATCCCCGTGGTCGTCACCGATGTCCGGTACCCCAATGAAGCGAACATGCTGCGATCCCGTGGCTTCCGCCTGATCCGTATCACCCGGCCCGGTGTAGCCGATGACCAGCACGACAGCGAGACGGCGCTCGACACGTACCCCGCTGATTCCACCATCGAGAACATCGGCACCGTTGAACAGCTTCGCGAAGCCATCCTCTCGTGCTAGCTTGAGCACATGATGAAGCGAGCGAAGGACCTGACCTTTATGGACAAGCTGATCACCGAGGCTGGCATAGCCGAGGTGCACACGGTCGACACGGACATGGACGCAGGCACAGTCCTGGTGGGTGTCGTCAACACGCTCCCGCTGATCTTCGGAGCGGAGGAGAGAGTAGAGACCCTGGACTAGCAGAGCTTCCCCCGGTGAGCCTCACGGCTTGCCGGGGGTTTTCTGCGTTTGGGGCACCTACGATTTTTCGCATGTGAGTTGACACGCCATCAGCGGCGGACATAGTGTGTACCTCGTAAGGACGACACGGCGAAAGGGGCGGGGCAATGAACGTAGTCAAGAACGGTGGCAAGGTCCACTACTCGGGCGACCGCCTTCAAGCCCCCGCCTGCAACCCGTGGATCGGTGCCGCTGGCTTCAAGGCAACGTCCGCCCCGGTTACCTGCATCAAGTGCCTCACGTACATCGAGAAGCACAACATCACTCAGGGAGAGACTGTGACTGACCGTAACGACTCCGCCACGATGGATCAGATCGCCGACAACACCGAGCGCGCCAAGTCCCTGGCCGAGGCCGAGAACGCCGAGGGTCTGGCCGAGCTGAGCAAGGAGACTGAGGCGCTCGTCTCGTCGCTGCCCTCCCGTGGCAAGGCGCCGAACGACCAGACCTGGGCCAAGTACAAGCAGGACGCTCGCAACGCTTTCCGCGCCGCCGCTCAGGTGCAGGACAAGCCCGAGCCCAAGAACAAGGCCGTGGCTAAGGCGGTGCCTGCCGAGCCTGCCATCGACCCCAAGGATTACAGCATCTACCAGGGTGTTACCGAGCTGGTGTCCGATGGTGCCGAGCGCGTTGCCGAGGGTGTAAAGCTCCACCTGAAGACCAGCGACCTTGCCAAGGAGGTGGCGGCGATCATGCTGGACATGTGGCGCCGCATCCCCAACAAGGAGGGACACCCCGACATCATGGGTGCCAGCCACGCAGCGAAGGAGGCGGCCCGCGCGCTGTACTCCAAGGCGGGCGAGGGATTCCAGGAGACGTACGAGACGACCGATGCTCTCGAAAAGCTACAGCGCTCGGTGCAGACCCACCGTTCGGACGCTCGTGCCAAGTACCTGCGCGAGCTGGACGAGAACGCCGACGAGCAGCAGCGCTTTGCCAAGGCGCTGGAATCCAAGCCCGAGGATGTCCCGGTCTCGCAGTTCCTCGCGACCCTGTACGACACGCAGTTGAAGGGTCACGGAGAGTTGGCGCGGGAGCGCTACCAGCTCAAGAAGGAACTTGGTGCTGATGCGCCCAAGGCGATCGAGGCTGAGACCACGCCGGATGAGCGGGTGCAGTCGTTCGTCAAGCGCGTGCGTACCGACTTCGTCAAGGCCACGCCGGAAGACTTCGAGGCAGCGAGCGACGAGACCAAGCAGTCGGTACGGGATGAGCTTATGGAACTGCGCGACGCAGTGAACGCCATGATCAAGGCCACCCTGTAGGCCGCCTGAGCCCCTCGTAGCCCCACCTGGCCCCAGTGGTCGGGTGGGGTTTTTTCATGCCCGCAGACGGCCGCTCAGCGCTTCTACACAGCGGAGTGGCCGAGGCGCCTTAGCCCAACCCCCTGACCAGCCCTTATGTAGTTATGTAGTTTCAGACCTAATTTCAAGAATCACATAAGAGTCTCTAAGGGATTCTAGAAACTCACTCCGTTTCTACACTCCTACACCCGGTAACCCACTCGCTAGCCACCTCTTGTAACCAACCGAGAGGGGCCCACAGTGGCTATCCGCACTATTCAGCGCAGCGGCTCGCGCTTCTACTTCAACGAGAACGCCCCGGAGATCAAGTATCCCGGCGTGACGTCCGTTGTCGGCATGCTGCCCAAGCCTTTCCTTGCCTACTGGCAGGCGAAGATGGTGGCCGAACTCGCCGTTGACTCGCTGGACTTCATCGAGCAGATGGCGCAGCGAGACCGTGACGGCGCAGTCCAGTACCTGAAGGGCGCAGCGACCCGCTACACCAAGACCCGCGCGAAGGTGGGCAGCGACGCTCACGACCTGTTTGAGCGCCTCATCCGAGGTCAGCGTGTCGGCAGGGTCCACCCGGACATGGAGCCTTACCGGCGCCACTTCGAGTCGTTCCTCGCTGATGTCCAGCCCGAGCTAGTCCGCGCTGAGGATGTGGCCTGGTCCGACACCCACGAGTACGCCGGTTCGTTTGACGGCATCCTCCGCCTGAAGCTCGACGAGAACGGCAAGCCCGATGCCTCCGGCGAGAGTGCACTCGTCATGGCCGACTGGAAGACGTCCAAGGCTACGTACCCGGATGTCGCGTTGCAGATGAGCGCCTACGCACACGCTGACTTCATCGTTGACACCTACGGCAACCGTGAGGCCATGCCGGAGTTTGACGGCGCAGTGGTCCTTCACATCACGCAGGATCAGGCAGCGTTCAAGCCCGTCCGGATCGATGAGGCCGACGTGTTCGCTCAGTTCCTGCACCTGCGGCAGACGTTCGAGTGGGACCGGAAGATCAGCAAGACCGTGTTGGGGGATCCCATCTGGTCCACCGATGGTGCGCTGATCACCGGCACTCAGCGGCGCGCGTAGCGACGGTAACCGACTCGCTAGCAACACATCGAAGGGGGAGCGGCGGCCGGATCGGAGTGTGCGTCAAGTCCCTGTGGGACGACGTGGCCGAGTCCCCGCCCCTCCCCGTTCCACCTTCACAGTCTGCGCGTCTGCGCCTCACAGAATCGAGCCTCACATGGCCCTCCGCATCTTCGACACCGACCCCGACGCCAAGCCCCGCAAGCGTGAGACCAAGTCGAACTACGAGCAGCCGGTGTTCCAGTTCCGATCCGGCATGCAGGTCTTCAACAAGCAGTCGCGACGCAACGACCCGGTGAGCCTGGCCAACTGGCGTGTCCTGACCGATGACCCGTCGGTGGCGCAGGGGATCGCAGAGCTGATGGGTGGCACTCCCGAGGAGCACAACCCGACCGCGAAGCTTCACCTTCACGTGCTCACGGACAGCCCCT